GACAAACGAACATGAGAGGAACCGCCAACTCGCCGGGGCTGGACCCCGACCGGACTCTCGCTGGATACCGGAAGCCAGTGGCCCCCTGCCCCGCGCGCTCCTCTCCCGAGCATATCAACTTTCTAGCCCGGGAGAGGGCTTTCTGTCCCTTCGAAAACTGTCCGCCGGACAATTTTCTATCTGGCGCGCGGGGTTACGCGCCACTGGCCAGTTCGATCACGCGCTGCTTCGACAGGTTGCGGTTGAACCGCCGCTTGTTGAGGGTGAGGGCGATCACCGCGAGGCCGAATTGCCAGTGCTGATGCGCGGCGGATCGGTGCAACCCTGCGGACCAGCAGATCTCCTTCCACCGCTCGCCATGGGCTTTCATCCAGACGATGCGGCCGTCCATCGGCTCGAGGCAGGCGGTCCAGGTCAAGGTTTCCTCCATCCTGCTGATCGCCTGCGGCGATGGCAGCACGCGCATCGGTTTCGGCTCCTGCCCGACCTTGTCGCCAAAGCTGTGCAAGACGGCAGGCCAAGTGCTGAAGTAACCCTGCCTGCGGGACTCGGGCAGACGCTTCAGGACGAAGGCGGCTTCGGCCAGGCGTTCCTCGACCAGCGCGGGTGTCCAGACGGTCATCGCTGCACCCCCCGCCCGTTGCTGGCCGGGCCATAAAGCTTCTCGCCAAGCTGGCGCACCAGTTCCCGTTCGGGCCAAGTCAGGCGGTGATCGTCCAAGGCGACGGCCAGCACGCGCTGTTCGCGCCAGCCATCACGCTTGACCTCATCGGGGTTCCGACGACGGCCGCCATAGCCTTTCGGCATGAAACGCATCCCGGTCATTGAAGGCCCCCCTTGGTCTCGAGCGCCCAGAACAGGATCGCGATGGCATCCGCTTCGTTGTCATCGGCCGGGCTGAACCCCCGCGCCCGGGCCGCAGCAATCATCACCGCCTTGTCGGCGTTGCCCTTACCGGTGGCGTGGCGCTTGATGGTGCCGACCGGAACGCCCTCGTAAGGCACGCCCCGCAGTTCGGACCATGCGGTCAGCGTGGCCATCAGCCCGCCATAGACATGGGCGGCGTCGGTTGCGGCGTGGCGACGGACCTCTTCGAACCAGATGGATGCGATGGGCCCGGACAGACGATCCAGCTCGCCCAGCCAGTTGGTGAACCGCAGATAGCGCATGCCACCGCCATCGAAGCGACCGGGACGGAAGGAGACGGTGCCGCTGGTGATCAGCCCATCAAGGCCATGCAGCGCCCATCCCGTCGTGGTGCCAAGGTCGAGGGCCAACAGGGTGCGGCCTGACCTGACGGCGGTCGGCAGATCGGGGATGGCCACATGGGGTTGGGTGGCGAAGGACAGGTCAGCCATGGATGGTCTCCTCTTCTGGTTGGCTGCGTAGGGCTTGAAGGCGACGGTGGATTTGGAACTTGGCGTGAACGGACCCACGACAGGCCCCGCGCGCGAAACCCCTGGGGGTGGGCGTGGGAGAACCCGCCTGCGGCGTTCTCCCCCACCCCCGTAGGGGGTGGTTTCACCCCCGAAACTTGAAACCCGCATCAAGGCACTGACAGGAAACAGGAATTCCAGTTTCGGGAGGTCAGTTTCGGTCGATCCTGCCGGAACTGGTTGCAGCGTAGCCGTTGCGGCATCCGCGCAATCCTGCAGGGGCAGTTTCGGAAGCGGGCCGAAACTGGTCACAACTGGACCCTGCGTGGTCCTGCGTGAGGATGGCGAGGCAGTTTCGGCAGCGGGGCCAATCTGGTTCAAACTGGCCTCTGCGCATTGCAGCGCAAAGCGATCTGCGGGCGCGATCATGGCCGCTCCCCTTCCGGATAGACCCAGACATGCGGGTTCTCGACCTCGAGAAGCGCGCCGGTCTGCGGCGACTTGTAGTGGGTCGGCAGCACCGCAATGCGGGCGGGGCGCACTTCGCCAGTCTCCGGATCGACCTCCTCGTCGCGCCCCACGGGCATGACCATCCCCTCGACACAGAGGTAGCCGAAGCGCGAGCGTGAGGGCCCAAGGCCATAGGGGGCAGCGTTGCGAACGAACTTGACGGCGCCCTTGGTGGCCTGCACCGCGATCCGGTCGCGGATGGCATCCTTGCCGCCCAGACCGCCCTTGTTCTCGAAGACCTCGGCGAACTGGTTGACGGTGTAGAGCCGCCCCTCGGCCGCTTCCTCGAGCAGGATGGACAGGATCACCTCCTGCTTGCGGACGCGCTCGGCGTCGTATTTCGCGCCAACCTCGGCGCGGACCAGACGCTCGTTCATCGGGTTGATCTCGACCCACTGCCCGCCAACCTTGTCGATCAGCTTCGAGGGCAGCGCCGGGCCATTCCTGAGCTCGATCTCGAGTTTGCGCTCCGGTGCGTCCTCATCCGGCCGGTGCAGGATCAGGCCGGAGGTATAGAAGCCCCGGAGCGCGCTGGCCCCCGACAGGGCGAGGAACGGATCGTCCTTCAGCTGCTGCTTCGACAGCTTTCGCGTGTGATGGACCAGGATCACCCCGCAGGCGGGGTTGATGTAATCCCGCAGCGCCTCGACCCGGTCCTTGAGGAAGAACATCATGGCGGTATTGTCGTTTTCGCCGCCACTGCTCCCATGTGAATTGGCCGGACCGCCGTCGAAGAGGTTGCGGATCGGGTCGATGCAGATGATGTCCGGGCACGCATCCGGAAACGCCGCCTGGATGGCGCGCGCCACCCGCATGCTGCCCTCGGTGTCGAGCAGCAGCTTCAGCTTGGGCGTCGCCACGAAGGTCTCGCGTGCGGCGGCCAGAACCCGGGCGGGCAGCGCGATCTGGCCCAGCCGTTCGCGCAGATAGTGATACTGGATCTCGGCCTGCAGGTAGAACACCCGCAGCGGGCGCGGCGGTGTGAAGCCAAGGAAGGGCTGACCGGCGGCCATATGCACGAGCCAGCTGATCGTCAAATCACTCTTGCCGACCTTCGGCGCACCGCCCAGCACCAGCAAGCCACCCGGCGTGAGCACACGGGGCGCGATGATGTCCTCGGGCATCGGGCTGGTATCGTCCAGCAGCGCGCCAAGCGTGAAGGTGGGCATTTCACTGGGTGCAGGCGCTGCGCTATCTAGGCGGACCAGCGGCGGCCCGTTCTTCTGGACATGCAGATCCCAGAGCCGCTCGGATTCGCGTTGCAGGCGCTCGATCGGCCAGGAGGGCCGGAGCATTGCGGCGTTGTAGCCGCAGATCGCCTGCCAGCCTTCGTCCTTCGACATCCGGCCTTCGTGGACCATGCGGATGAAATGGCCGATCGCAGCCGAGGCCCCTTCGAAGCGGGACCAGTCGTCCTGCCCGCCCTCGCGCACCGGGATCACCAAGACATCGTCGAGGCGGGGCTTGTCCGGGGTGACACTTCCGCTGGCGACCATCCCGGCCCCCGGCAAGGGCGGCATTTCGGCGACGCGCTCCGCGAACTCGTCGAGATCGACCTCGACGGTGTAGTGCTCGCGGATTTGCACCAGGCGCTGGTTGCCATGCTTGTGATAGACAGTGCCTGCCACCCTGATAGGCTGGTGCGCAGACCGAAAATGCGTGTCGCCGCCGACCTTCAGGGCAATCTCGCCCCGCAGACGGCAAAGGCTGGCCAGCGCCACCCCCTCGGCGGGTTCGGTCATCTTCCACCAGACATGAAGCTTGCTGGCACCTTCGGACGTCCGCCCGCCGCTCTCGATGATCAGGGTGGGTTGACCCAGATGACGCAGCAGATGGGCGAGCTTGGCGGGGATGTCGCCCGCGTCGAGATCGACGACCAGTGCCTGCATCTGCAGGACTTCGGCGGCTTTGGCCTGTCCTGCCCCGGCGACCGTGCCGGGGATCACATAGACGGCGGCCCCTTCGCGCCAGGCCCAGTTGGCAAATGTCGCAAGCTTTCCCGGTGCTGTGGCGTCAGCGTCGATCCAGACGTTGTGCGGCCGGCCCTCCTTGCCCTGCCCCATGTCGACAAAGCCCCGGACCGGGATCTGGCCCTCGCACCAGCCGAACACGACATCGAGGAACGTCGCGATCTGGACCGGGTCAGGCTCCACGCCAAACGGATCTTCGGCCGTGGGCGCGTCGTTGAAATCCTGCCATGGGCTGAAGTGGATGATCTTGTCTTCGCTCATCCGGGCAGCCCCCAGCAACGCGCGGCCCATGGGCAGAAGCGGCATTCGAAGAAGTCACGATTGGTGGCGATGCGGGGAAGCATCTCGCCCGCATCGGTCGCCTGGAGGATCCGCACGCCCCGGTCCGACATGCGCTGCGCGAGCCCTGCGTCGAAGGGCACAAGCTCGTGGTGCAGTTCGGCGGTGTCCTTGTTGATCGCCGTGAACAGCGCCGGATTGGCCGAGATGCCGGGGACGGTCCCTTCCATGTAGGCCTGGTAGAGTGCCATCTGCGCGGCATAGACCGGCTTGGCGACAGCGACCCCGTCCTTGACGCAGGCCCGCCAGTTCTTGGCATTCATGGTCTTGCATTCCCAAAGCGCTGGAACGCCGATGCCTAGCGGCGCAGGTGCCGCGGCGATGATCCCGTCGACGTGGCCCCGGATGCGCCCACCCGCGACGGAAAAGCCGAACTGCTCGCCCTCGGGGCGGTTGCCCTTGCGGGTGTAAAGGTCGAGCCCGGCCGCGCGCAGCCAGCGGATAGCCAGATCTTCGAGCTGGTGGCCGATCTCGAAGATCCTCAGCGTCTGACCGCCGAAATCCGCACCGTCGTCCTTGGGCGCACCCGCGAATTCGAACTGCAGGGCGCGCTCGCAGGCATGGCCCACCCGGGATGCGCCGAGATAGGTTCGGGGCGGCGTGGCCTCGCGCTCGGCGATCAGCG